TGGTTGGCTGGCATATTGAATTTTTTGCCAAGCTTCTTGTAGTACTGTTGCATTACTGGTATGTCGAAATTCAATTGGTTCATACCGACGAAAACTGAGTTCTGATGTTGAGCTATGAAGCCATCAACAAGATTCTGAACTTCATCAGTGGACATGCCAAACCCAATTAGAGACTCTAAGCCACTCTCGGCGTGCGGTATTAGGCTTTGAAGTGTTTTGATACCAGCTTTTTGTTTCAACAGAGAGTCATGAATGCCCTTGCCTGAGAACATTCCATGGTGCTTCACAAATATACCGTTCTTCCTCTTGATGAAGGATGCGCCCGTATTAAACAAATGCACGTTCTTCAGATTGATGCCAAACACTCCAGAAAAGGAAGCTGGATCTTCTATTTGAGAGTAGCGCATTAAGTCAACAAAAGTACGCCTTTCAGATTGCGTCAAACTTCTTCCTTGTCTTACCTTCTCAATTAGCGCTCTGTAGTTTTTCTGCAGTTCTTCGGTTGGTTTTACCAAGGCACTTATAGATGAATGGTGCTGGAAGGGGCTTGTTTTGCTTAACAAGTTGCCCCTTCCTTGCTTAGGACTGTAAGCCCTAAGAGATATTTCAGTAGGCATAAATAAGTCCAATCCGCCATGCACATTTGGATCGAACTTATTTAGCCCTAATATTTCTGTGTCCCATGCCACAAGTTGTTTGTTTCCATTGAGAATACTGTCGAATGTTTCCACGGCTTGCTGTGGTGTTTTGTGGTATGTTGAAGCAGTAACGAATCCAGAAATCTCAGTCGATGTTAAAGGATGCTTCGGCCCATTCAACAATATTTTTTGAAGATTGGTTAACTCTTTTCTCTTGTAGGCAGAAGGATCTGTTTTTTGACTCTGTATGTGCCTTAGAGACAAGAGTACTGGTTCGCCTGGTAAATATCTTTTTATGCCAGCGCCTTCTATTCTATCTGCAGCTGTTCTGCTGGGGTTGCTTTTGAAATTCTTCTGTGGCATAACGACATTAGCACCTCACTCAAAATATAGCATTGATATTGTTTAAGGAGTAGGCTCTGAACTCCTCTTGTCTGTCTTGCTCATAGTCAAAGTCGATGTCTATTCCGTCTCCTGCTGTCGGCATGACAACCACAGAAACATTTTTGAGGCCTGCGCCTCTTAGTGTTTCTTCTAATACTCTTCTTACATTTCTCGCCTGAGTGTTAATGTTGAAGATTGGCAGAGCTGGTGCGTTATTCGCCTCCGCTTTGGCGACATCGTCAGGCCAGAGATTAAACTCTGTCATCTCTGCGCCTTCTCTGCGAATAACCTTAACCTTAACGTCGGTTAGGTCTTTATCTGGTCTCCAGCCTTCCCAATCAGGACCAGGGAGAAATCTTGTTGCGAAGTATTCATCCAGCTTGGGACGTTCATCAACTTCCATACCCCATTGAGTCTGGAAGAATCTACGCATATTTCTTGGAACGAGCTCCAGAACCTCTTCTCGCTCTTTCTCACTTGCATTCTCAAGGAACGCCCGAGCATAAGCTCTTTCCTTATATGGCATTGCGGTTATGGCATCCTGGACGTTGTACATGTCTGCACCATAAAGAGTGGTCTCCATGCGACGCTTGTACTCGTATGCTTTTGCACCCCAGGCGCCAAGCTCTATTTCTTCATTGTGACCTTTTAATATTCCAAGNTGCCAGTTAATCTTTCCTAGATCTCTCTTGTCCCGTCTAGCTCTCCAGTTATGAATTCTTTCTAGTAGATAGTCTAGTCCAAACTCCTGATGCATCTCTTCTTCAGGGATCTCTTCTAGGTGCCTGGATACGATTTCTCGTTTCCGCCGCTCCTGGCTCTTGGTTACTCGTCTTCTTTTTCTGCCTTCTTCGTCTAGCTCTTCAAACAGCTTTTCGACGTCGCCTTCTCCAGCTTTTTCAGCCATGTCCAAGGCGTGCTGGTATAGGCCGTGCCATTTGATGAAGTTGAGAATGTCGAAGTATTCATTGATTTCTCTTTCCAGTACCCGCCTCTTAGGAATCCATCTTTCTTCTGATTGTATTTCTTGCAAAGACTGTGCAAGACTTAATGATGCAGTAGTTAAGGCTCCGATTGTTCCTAAGATAAGCTTTGCCCTTGGAGAAGATGGTTCACCAAACGCCGCCCCAAGCATTCCACCCAGGAAGCCAGCTACAAGAGGATTCTTGGCGGAGAAAGATTCTAATGTCGGACGAATAAAATTTTTAACTGGAGCATCCCATGATTGCCAGTTCTTTCCGAATACTTCTCTGCGCTTATAGTCCTCTAGTGGACTTCTGACCTGTAGGAACTTTGTGTGAAATGGAGTGTCTGCGTGAGCGAATCTTTCCCACAGAGCACCAATCTGCCTTTCGAACGCATTAAATCTGGCATGGATTCCTGCTGGGGATATGTCGTCTTCGTCTTCTGTTGCTAGTCCAGATCTAATTAAAGATTGCTGTAATACGCTTCCGTCTGACTCGTAGACAACTGCACCAACTGTTCGATAGGTGTCTTTGTTTCGCAAGTGAACGGGGTCATTTGTGATACCTAGAGTAACCATTCTCATTGGTGCGATTGTTTCTGCGATGCGTTCCCTAGCTTCCTGAGCCACTGGATCTGTTTGAGAAGATGGAATGTCTACACCAGCAAGTGTGAAGATTTCTCCTGGTCTTCCATAAACAGTAAAGCGATGTTTGTCTAGCACATCCTTAACTACAAAACGGCGCTGTACGATATTGGCATCTGCAAATTGATAATCAAAATGCCTATGCTTTTTCTTGACTTCAGATACTTGCTTACGTATCCTTTTAATTTCTTCTCTTTCTTCATCTGTGAGCCTTTGGCTCTTTGAAACAATAGAATTATAATAGCGATACTCGTCAGAGAACGGAGCTATATCTGCAAGTATCTTGAACTTGTGGAAATCATCATAAAGGTCAAAGCGATTTATTTGACCCTTCTTGACCATTTTATTAATCCGAGCTCTTGCCTTTTCAACTTTTCTATAACTGCTGTACCATAGCTGATCGTTATAATCAAAGTTGTAGTATGCTTGTTCATAGGTATCCTCTTCATTGACATACAGGATTCCGCCTCGAGTAGCACCTGCTGGTTTAAGCATGAAGTTAAGCTCGGTAATATGCTTGGCGTGTGCATGCCCTTGTTCCGCTATTCTGTAAAATTCATCTTCGCTAACAGTTTGAATCTGAATAGCTTCTGGGCCGTATTGAGTATTTATGATGGCATCAATCTGACCGATTACGTTTGTTTGTCGGTCATAGATTGTCATCTTTCTTTCTGTGTCACCAGCAAGCATATTTTTGCGATCCCAGCCACTCATGATTCGAGCTCTAATCCTNTTATCACCACGGGATTTTAACTCGTCATATTCTTCTGCTGGCATCTCATTTAATAGGAAGTAATTTATAAGTTCTTTGCTGGATCTAGAGAGCATTTGCGCCTCTAGGCGCATTGTTACGCCACCGACATCATTAATGGCTTCATATCCAGCACCAGGCAGTCTGTATTCTCCGCTTTCAACCTTGGAATATGGATCTCCAATCTGGAAGTTCTGGAAGTAGGTATTTCCAGGCATCCATGATGGCATGGTATTGCGAATTGGGTTAAAATAGTCGCCTTTATCTGGCGGTATAAACCTACGAGTAATCTCGGATAGGTTAGCACCAAACAGCCACCCACCAAGCTCCATATCCCAAAATCTATCGCTTGCAGAGTGCATTCTGTATGCGTTTTCAAGGACTGGCCTATCCATATAAGGCTCGCCGAAAGCCATTTTCGCTCCGAATCCATATATGCCACCGATTTGGTATATATCAGCAATACCTTCTCTGAAGGCATACTGAGGACTCGTTGTTTGGATCATGTCTGCTGGCGGTTGCCTCATCGCACGTTCTTTTGTTGCTACGTTGATTTGTGCAACTGCTTCTCTGCCAGAACCAGACGATCTTGGCCTATAGAATAATCTTGGAAACGCTCCTCCGCTCATATCTTGACCAGGCTGAGATGTGCTAAGAGGAACACTGCCTGCTCCATCCACTAGCATTTCGGTATCGGCATCTTCTTCATAGATTACATCGCCAAACTCTGGGGATAACCCTTGAGTTCCTCGCCATGCATCGCCAAATCGAATTCTACCAGATGGAGTAATAGTGCCACGAATCTTATTTGTGGCTCTTGCTTTTTCATATTCATTTATATTAGCAATCGTTTCTTTGGCAGTACTAGAAGCCCATTGCTCTTCGTGCATGTATCTAGTGGGCTTTAGTATTTGACCAACCGTGGCATTAAGCGTAGAACCAACAATAGGAATTTCTTCTAGCTCCGCAAGACCGCCAGTTACAGGATATGGGCGATCATAATAGTGTTTGCGGTCATAGTAGTATGGGTCTGCAAAATACCAAATCGGCGCAAGAGGATTTCTAAGTGTCGGGAACGGAGTTCTCCTATAGTGCTCTTGTCCTGAACCATACATAACATCAGTATGCATTATGTCGGCTTGAGCTCTTTGATACCAGTTGGGTCTATAGTACTTAACCCTACCACCCTGGAATGGGGTGTTACCTAGCGTCCAGTATCTGCCTTTACGAACTGGATCTTGTCCGTGTTCGTAGTACTCTTCTAGATCCTCATATGATTGGGTGAAGTCGAGGAATTGACCACCTGGAATCTCTGTTAAAAGCTCACTTCCAGGAGTTACACTTCTAAGCCACTTAAATGTGCTAGTTACTCCAGTTGCATCCCTCAAGGCGGCTGTAGCTTTGTGTGTTCCAGCAACAACATCGGCAGCCATTGCAGTAGGTGTCTTGCCCAAGAGTTGACCTATTTCCCAGTTGACGTACCCTAAAATTCCTCCGCCACCAAGGGCAAACGCAGCATAGGCTAGACCGTAACGATTTAACCCAAAACCTTTGGCTAAATCTAAAGCCGAACCTAAATGCCTAGAGCTTAAAGCAAGGCCAGATGGAGCGATTGCGGTATTTAAACGTTCAAGATAAGAATAAGGGATGAACGTAGCGGTTGTCACGTTACCCATATCGTGACGACCAGCAACCCATTGTTTAGCCCATGATGTAGTTCCCTTAAAGAAGGCATCTCGTTTTGTTTGGTCATTAATGTCGGCAATTAATTCCCATGCTTCTTTAATAGGAAGCTTTCTTTTGCCACGCATCCATAGAACATCTGAGCTGATAATATCCTCATCAAAACTTGATTTAAAATATTCAAACTTGGGATAGGTCTCGGGCTCTACTGGTCTATACCATGGAGAGACATGTTCGGCAAATTCGTTAATAACCTGTCTGACTTGCTCGCCTTCATCTGTGCGAGAACGCAAAGCACTCATCAATCTGTTAATATCATCAGATCTCTCTCTATCAACAGACTCGCCAAGATTATCCAAAATAAAACTTAAAACGGTGTGCTTACCCTCTCTAGCGTCACTACCGTACAATCCAGAGTTCTCAATGAAATCCAGGAAGTTAATGGGATGTTCTGCTTGTTCCTCTATTCTGGATAACACTTCTTTTTGGATAGTCTTAGTGATAGTCTCTAGCCTTTGCATATTATCTGGATCATGAGCTACTGAATGAAGAAACATAGATGGGTTGTTAGCGTATTCATTCCAATATCTTGTCAGTTCATTTTCATATATGCTTCTGGATCTTCTTTCAGTATTAAGAACAGTCTGTAGACTACTTGCGATGTCCTCTGGGGTGTCAAATTTAAGGACTTTCCCGTCAAACAGTTCTTGGTATGCAGGAGTACTAGTAAGCACGCCCCATGCATCTGAACTGAATTGCTTAGATTTCCTCCTAGCTTCGTTCCTAATGAATTCGAAGCTTTCATAGAAATCAGCAGTGTTGGGAGTTTGATCTAAGTCCGTAATAAGCCTTGCTCTATTTGGAACCCAGTTAGGATCGCTTCTTTTGTTTTTAATGGATGCTAGTTTCTGGAGAATGGAATCTTCATCTTGAAAGCCAATATCTAAAAATTGCCCTATATCGTGAAGGGTTCCTCTCCAGCCTTCTGGACGCACTCTTTCTCTAGCTGTGGCGCCGACCATTTTCGTGGTCATAGTCGAAAGCTGGCCTCTTCTTGAATGAGTTGCGTACCATGTATCAACTACTCCATCTGCATTACGAAGGATATCACCTGTCTCAAAGCTATAGAGATGTTTTCCAAAACGGATAAAGTCCGAGCCAAGTTTGGCTTGTTCTTTACTTGCTGCTTCGGTAATCCATGGCTGTACAGATTTTAATGTACCGAAACGGAATTGTTGCATATGTGCGGTCTGTCTTCTTGAATGCACATGCATAACCCTTAGCGGGTTAAATCCAGCTACAGGTATTCTTGTCTCATAAGTGAGAAAGTCTAAAACATCTCCAGGTACGGATGTCAGCTTTCTCATATCGACTATTTCACCAGAATCATTTACGTATATTCCAGTGCCAGCAGATAGTTTGCGTAGCGATTGGGCTCGCTTACTTCTGGCATCAGCCAATAGCTCGCCTAGGTTAAACTCCTCCATTTGCCCTTTCCCTCTTTTGGGGATAAGGATCTTGTCTAGTAGGCCAGCATCATGAAGGTCTCCAACCGTGGCCTGTCTAAAGCCAGTTGCCCTTTGAAGAAGCTTATCCTTTGATGCGTTAACCATCATCTGCTTGTGGAATTCTTCACGCAACATTTTGGTGTTGCGGTTTACCATCTTATAATAATCTCTTTCAGCCCTGAATCGAGCCTCTAGGATAGTTCTTTCCATCCCAGCTCGTCCGCTTTTCCTCAATCTGGCAAGTCGTTTAATTTCTTCTTTATTGATGAATTGACTATGGACACGATCACCAAGTTTTTGGGTGCGATGAATGTTTAAACGACTAAGCTGATTCCACGCTTCTTCAACGGCACTTTGGTTAAAGCTATCGCCAAGCCTTTCTTTCATCAACCTTGACCACTGATCTCTGGACATCCTATTCATGCTTATTGGAGATATTTCTCTAACAACACCAGAGATTCTTCTAAAGGCATCTCGCATTCCTTCGTCGTATGCCCTGTTTGTAGCCATTGTCCCATCAATGATTTTAGTGGCAAAGTTTCTTTTGGCGTAACCAGAAGCCATCTGGACTATGTTTTCTTGGTCAGCTAGATGGCCTACCATTCTAGTTTCGAATTCAGATGGAATATTATCTAAGAGATGGCGACCAGTTGTCTTGCTTAGTCTTGAGCTTGCAGCAGCAACTTCGTCACTGATAGCTCTAGGGATATTTCTAAGCCTAGAAAACCCTTCTTGATATTCTCTAGATAAAATGCGGTTTACACCATGCCTGAGATCAGAAGGATTTTTAGCCCAATTGCGCAATCCTTGAATTACTGCACGAGATGGCCCGAGATCAGCAGACGCCAGTCTTTTAGAAATCTGCTGTATAGGCGATCTTAGCGCTCCTGAGTACGCAACCGCCCCTAAAGCAACAACGCCCAGGGCAACCCCAGCTACCACCTTTCCAGGGGATGTGCGGTCGTCCTGGGCGTTATATTCCTCTTGGACAAAACGGGAAGAAGCCCCGCCTAAATAATCCGAATATCTGTTTTTAGCCACGGACTTCTTCCTCCTTTAAACAAATGGATTTGAGTCTTCTGTTTCTAATGGTACACCACGAAGAACCTTTAGTATCCATTCAGCTTGAGCAAAGTATGAGATTGCTTTTTCCATGGGCCAAGACTTGATTTCCTCTAGTGAGTATCTACCACTAAAACCTTCGAAGATAACTAAGTCCATCTGAGACTCAAACTGCTGAACTTGTGCCCTGTATGCACTTAGTTTTGACATGATTGATTCATTATCTAAGCATGAAGTCCCAATAATCATATCTGCAAGCGTTGTGGCAACCAATCCATATTTGCCAGAAAAACTCTTAAACTCTTCAATGCTCGGTTCTAAGATACATGCTTGACAGATTAATTCTTCTTGCTCTTCACTGCTTATATCAAGCGAGATAATATCCTTATATTCTTGCCTGGAAAGAGGCCTCCAAATAAATATCTTACCTAAAATTTCATCTTCGAAGATTTGGCCCCATTCTCGTTTTAACTCTAGTAATCTTTCGGGTGTCATTCTGTCACCCCTTAAAGAAACTATAATCTGGTAGCTTCAGCAGCTACAAATCCTGATTTCTCCATAATCTGCTCAGAAAGAATGGTTGGTTGCCCAGCTCCACCAGAGCTCATAGCAACAAAGCTATAGTTTTCAGGCCAGAGTACGCATTTTTCGCAGATGCGCTCTTCACGATACATAGCGTCGGCATTCTTGACCTTGAGAACTTCTTTGTATTCAACGCGTGTGAGCGGGCGCCAGATGAAAATGTCTTCTTCAAACTCTGTAGCATAAATATTGGTAAATCTAGATTTCCATTCTTCTACTTGGTCTAGGGTTGGACCACCAGGAAACAAGAGCCCGTCATCCTCGTCGACGTATTCTTCTTCGTCTTCGATGTTGTCGAAGCTGTACTCTTCTTCCAATTGTTCTTCTTGAGCTTCAAGTATCATATCTTCTGCTTTTACTTCTTCAATCTTTTTCTTAGCCATTGCTAAACCCCTTTTCGTTTTTTTTAAATAAATCCGTCTAGATCTTTTGCTATAAAACTATATTGTTCTAATACTGGTTGACCAGTTGGAGCAAGCATTTGAGAGCAACCAGTTAATTGAACGCCAATTATCGTTTTAGTAGTGCTGTTTTGTAGAGAGGAGTCAATATCCCCATAGTTGATCACGATATTGAAGCCATCGCTATCTAGCTGATCAAAATATGGACTTGTCTCCTTAAATTCTGAAAGGCTTGCTATGTCTGTTCTATCTGCCCCTATACCCCAAATGGCTTTTTGGTATTGCTTGGCGTATGTGTCAAAATCATGAGGATCTAGATGTTTGATTACCTCCTCAATGTTCTGTCTTCCACCACCCACATTATCAAAGGCAATAAAGGGATCCTCTGGGGCTTTAGCCTTATCTGTGTGTTTAAGTTTTTCAAGAATGGCCTTTAGGTAATACGCCTCCTTGAAGTTAATTGTGAACTGACCCTCAATAAGCCGAGTACCTCTTACAAAGGCATCGGCTGTGTAACTTGCATATCCATATATAGGCTGTACTACTTCTTGCAACGAAAAAGCCAGATCTTGGATTTCGTCAATGTGAATGCTTCCGAAGTATATGGAGACATTAGCTCCTGCGAAATATTGCTGTGGAAATCTTTGATAGTAATTAAGGGTGGATGGTTTTGAAGGATTCTGTTGTGGGATTATAGGAGAAGGTGTGACTGTGGAAACGGTTTGAGCGACAAGTGGTTTTTCATTCGGCTCAGACCAGATGTTTAAGCCAGATTGCTTTGCATTGACTTCAAGCATTTCAAAGTCTTGAAAGAATCTTACATTAGGTGGCTCTGCTGTTGATTTTGCGAGACCCTCTGATATAAGTACAGCATTAACCATTGTTTCTTGGTCTGATAGATAGACATAGGCCTGAATGTGGTTGTTTTGATCTCTTTCGTCGAAATCTAATTGAAAATATATAGTTGAATTTTCTGGCAAGAGTTCTTGTAGTCGGCTTTTTGCTTCTTTGGCATAAGGAGATGGACTCTCAATTTCTTTGTTGTTTAAAACATCCCATGCAACTGGAGACCTACTGCCAATAAGCTTAATGACATGGACTTTTCCGTCTATCAGTATCTCTACAAGGTTGCCATCAAGTACACTGCGAACCGTAGCTTCTCTAAGATATTGAGTGCTCATAAACAATAGCCCCTTTATATATTTCTATATTTGCTACTTTTTCCCTCTTTTTTCTGGTTAAATAGTTTATTTTGTGGTATAATAAGCATTAAGAAAACCACATGGGGTGATAAAGTGAGAAAACGGATTTTGATCGTCTTGGCATTGGTACTGTTGATTAGTGGATACGCAGATGCTTTTCGAACACACCCACTTGCAAACTATGTTGTTGATCCAGATGATCTGGCTTTTCCTTTAAAGTCATATTCAGGAGTAAGTGCAGTTGGGTATAGAGCATCAGCATCTGACTCTGAAAAAGTAGTGTTTGAGGACGGTGGCAATCTTTATATCGCACAGCCAGGGAACATCTACAACTATAGGTTTTTAACCAAAGGCTCACACCCGAGTTGGTCGCCTGATGGAGAATGGATTCTGTTCCATAGAGATTCCGCCATATGGAGAATTAAACCTAGTGGAGAAAATGAAGAAAAGCTATCTAATTCTAGGTATGCAGAGACACAACCATCATGGAGCTTTGACGGCACGAAAATAGTATTCAAAAGAATCATTTCGCCAAATCGGGAGCAGCTCGTTGTCGCCGACCCCGACATGAAAAACCTAAAAATAGTTGTCGATATCCCAGCTTATGCACACTATCCCAAGTTCTTCCCAGATGGGAAAAGAATAATATTTGGATCTAATTTAATGAACGAACCATCCATGCTGATTGATGATATGCCTAATTCTGATCTATGGTATGTGGATATAGAAGAAGGAACAATGCATAGACTAACAACAAATGGCGGACTCTATGCTACGGTCAGGAAATGGGACGATTTAATCATTTACTCGCAACATTTTGTTTTCCCAAATGGAATAGTAGGCTCTAACCTAAGATGGATAGATCCAGAGACTGGTGAAAACCACCCGCTCCGTGAAGGCTATATTTGGCATGGAACCCCGTCTTTTGATTGGAGTGGAAACTATCTGTTTATATCAGTAGCCCATCGCCCATAGCTGTCATGAGCTCAATGTCTCTAGCCATGTAGCTCATTATGTTTTCAGTCATCATGTCATCTACAGACATGGTTTGTCCTTCGTCAACAATAGTTACACCATAGATCGCAAGTCTAGACATGTGACCATATTCGTTTGCGAATGTGATTGTAATATCAAAAGGTGGCAGTTCATCTGTGATGAAGTTGCCAGCAGTAAGTTTATCGGGAAGATCGTGTAGCATTTGTTTTTTGAATGTGTCCATTACGTGTCTATCAAAGACAGTAAAGATTAGGGAGCCAGCTATTGTTCTTGGACCATAAGTAAACCCCTTGACGTTTGTGTGGCCTAATGCCCTCACTTGCCCTTTCTCTCTGTGGATAGAGTAGGTGAGGGTTTGTATTTCTCCAAAAACACGGTTCTTACCGTTGAGGTTTATACTTGCAACAATATCTGCTCCAGAGTAAGAGTTAAAAGATGCATATTGTTTTAATGACATTAGAGCACCACCTCATAATAAAAAAAGGGAGCTCAAAAGAGCCCCCTTGAGCATTTTAATCAA